GGGACAGTCGCCGGCGCAGTTCGCGGCAGAGGTTCAGGCCGCGGCAGACGCGGAGCAGGAAAAGGCATAAAGAAAGCGGCGGGCATTGCGCCCGTCGCTTTTGCTTTCTTGCTGTTCAGAACTGTTCGTATGTATAGCCGCCGTTTTCGTCCAGCGTGATAGCGCCGTAATCTTCAAGAATAGAACCGTCGGTATCTTGCTTCCCGTATGTACCGACATAGTACATAGAACCGGGGAAACAAATACCCGTGCCGTCATCACAAAGAATTGCAACCCAGTTGTAGCCGCTGTCCTTGACGACGGTTTCAACGAATTCTTTGTAGTTTTCTTCCGTAATGGCTTGAAGCTGTGCTTTCGTAATGCGGATATAGGCGTATTCACCGATTTTATCGCCGGAACCCGTTTTCACGTCCTTTACGGTCAAGTCATAGTCCATCAAGACATTGTGCTTGTGATATTCGGGGTACAGCATATCACGCCCGGAATAGACGGCTTCAACCGCGCCGTCAGAAAGTGCAACGTCGAGGGATGAACCGCCGTAATAGACGGTATACGCGCCCTTGCTTTCGGAAATGCTTGTAATCTTCCCATCAAGGCCGCAGGAAGTCAGAATGATAAAGACTTCATCGGCCTGTTCGGGAGTGATTTTCATATCCGCCCGAATGGTGTTCATGGCATCGGGGTAAAAATCATACTGCGCCGTCAGTTCCTCCGATTTGGGCGTGTCCAGATCGACAAGAGCGCCGCCGCAGGCGGAGAGGGACGCGGCAAGCACCACCGCAAGGACAAGAGATAGAACCTTTTTCATGTGGAATCCTCCGTTCTGCCGCCCAGCGTCCGGGCGGCTTGCGTTATTTTCAAAGGCCGGGACCATTGCTTTTTCTGGATTCTGACCTTTAACACAATTATCAATGCTTATTGTGCTAAAGTCAAGAAAAATGCAGACCTTTAACACAAAAGGAGGAATCGGCGGTTGAAGATATACGACTACAAGGGACGAAAGAACCTTTGCGGAAATCGCGTCAAAGAAGCACGCGCCCGGCTGAATATCACGCAAACAGACCTTGCGGCGCGTCTACAAGTTGCAGGAATTACAATGGAGCGGGACAGCGTAAGCAGAATTGAAATCGGGACCCGCTTTGTGACCGATTATGAACTTGCGGTGCTTGCGAAGATACTTGGCGTATCTATGGAATGGCTGACAGAAAATGAGCAATAGTTTTTTATACTTGCGTTAGTATAAAAATATTGTTATAATCTTTTTGCGGGGAACCGCTGAAAAGAGGAACAAAACCCGCCCGGCTTGATAGCTTGGGCGGGTTTCGCATTTTGGGAGGTTATAGCATGGGGCATTGTTTCAGTCATTTACAGCTTACAGATCGACGGAAAATCGAATACGGTTTGAACCGCGGCGATACGCCGAAGCAGATTGCGGCGGAACTTCATGTTCATGTCAGCACGATTTATCGAGAAATCAAACGCGCCCGTTGGGAGCATCTGGACGGCGATACATGGATTATGGAAGACCGCTATAACCCGGACGGAGCAGAAAAAAGATACCGTGAAAATCTCGCGGCGAAAGGTGCGCCGTTGAAAATCGGAAACGACCATGAACTTGCTGACTATTTGGAACGAAAGGTCATCGAAGAAGACCGTTCGCCTGCCGCGGCCCTTGCTGACATAACGATAGAGGGCCGGACATTCAAAACATCTATTTGTGTCAGCACTTTTTACGGTTACATTGAAAAGGGTGTGTTTCTGAACCTGACGAATAAAGACTTACCAGAAAAGCCGAAGCGGAAGCGTCCATATCACAAAGTTAAAACGACGAAACGCGCACCGCGCGGAGAGAGCATAGAAAAACGCCCGGAAGTGATTAACCAGAGAATCACTTTCGGGCATTGGGAAATGGATACTGTATATTCCGGCAAGGACGGCTCGTGCGCCCTGTTGGTGCTGACGGAACGCCTATCACGAAAAGAAATTATAGAGAAAATGCGCGACAGAACCGCAATCAGCACCGTTCGCGCCTTGAACCGTATTGAACGGAGGTTCGGGGCGCTGTTTCCGCGCGTGTTCCAGACAATCACCGTAGACAACGGCGGGGAGTTCTCCGACGTGAAGAGCCTTGAACGGTCTATCCTACGGAAAGGCAGACGAACCAAAATGTATTATTGCCACCCGTACACAAGTTGCGAACGCGGGTCAAATGAGTGTGCAAACAAAATGATTCGGCGGAAGTTCCCGAAAGGGACTGATTTCAATAAGGCCAGTCGAGCGGAAGTAAAGAAAGCCGAAGAATGGATGAACAACTATCCGCGTGAAATATTGGGCTGGAAAACTGCTGAAATCGTGTTTGCGGAATGCCTTGAAGAATTGGCGCGGGAAGCCTGATTATATTTTTTTATATTTTTTTCGCATTTACTATTGACATTTTCGATGGCGGCTTGTAATATTAAATGCGAAAGAACAAATACCACGTCGAATGACGGGTACGCGTTCTATCGCATTTATTTTTTTACCATCAACAGAGCTAAAACACAATAGAAACGGGGTGAAATGGTGCGGCAGTACAGATATATAGACTTTCAGGACCGCAAGGAGATTTCCACACGATACCTGAACGGCGACCGGGTGGCAGACATCGCCGATGGGCTGGGTATGGCAACGGCTACCGTCTACCGGGAGTTGAAACGTGGCGAAACGGGCGGGCTTGACCGCAACCAGCGGAGAGCATACAACCCCGTTCTTGCACAACAGCGCGTACAAGAAAACTTCAAACGCCGCGGCAAATCCGCGGTCAATTCGTAAAGGAGGTTCCACGGTGAACAATTTTGAAGAAATCACGAAGAACCCGGAAACGCTGGGCGCTTTTTTGCGGGGCCTGCCCGTCATTGAAGCGCCGTGGGACGAAGCATTCCAGCGGAAGTATTGCGCCGGGTGCGGGAAAGTCAGTTGTGACGATGGTAGCCCTTGCCCGTATGAGGACAAGCGGAACAATCCGCTTTGGTGGCTGTCACAGGAGAGCGGAAAGGCGGCGGAGGTATGAGCCGAAAGAAACAGTACCCCGGCGGGGTCAAGTTGACGGCGAAGACGGCCCGTACCCTCGCAATGCAGGAGTTCGGGACCGCACGCGGCCTGACGAAAAGTACGTCATTCGTCGGCGCGTACTTCATGGAGTTTGGAAACCTGCGTATCGAAATTTGCGCGGACGCGGCTTGTATTGCTGTTCGCGTGGTTATGGCCCACGGTACGGGTTCCAGCGTGAAATACTTTGACCCGGACACCCTGCAAGAGAACTTCAAGGCTATCGACAAACACCGTGAAGACGAAGACCGCGCCATTATCAGTGATTGGGTCAACTTGAACGGCCCGGAATACTGCCGGAAGCAAATTGAAGAAATCTGGACGCACGGCGCGTAAAGGAGCGGGACAGATGGAAGAAGAAACACGCTACACAAAGCAGGATTTAGAAACCATGCGTGCTTGGACGCTCCAACGGAAAATTCAAGTCACACAAACCCGCCTGATCGAATGGCTGGGCCGTTATGACTGGAACGTTTACGTTTCATTCAGCGGCGGCAAAGACAGTACCGTTTTAGCAGACCTTGCCGCCCGCGTGTATCAAGTGTTCAGTTGCCCGAAAAGACAAGACCCTCTGCGCCTTGTTTTCGTAAATACGGGGCTTGAATACCCGGAAATCCAAAAATTCGTTCGGGATTTTGCGGAATGGCTGAAAGCGAAATATAAAATTCCCGTTGAACTTGAAATACTGCACCCGTCAATGACGTTTCCGCAGGTTCTTTCAAAATATGGCTACCCTGTCATTTCCAAAGAAACGGCAAAAGTCATATATTACGCCCGCCGTGGTTCACGATGGGCGATAAATCGGCTGGACGGTCTGGACAAGCACGGGAATGAAAGTAAGTTCAAGGAACGCTTCAAGAAATACAAGTTCCTGATTGACGCACCTTTTGAAACATCGCAACTTTGCTGTGACGTTATGAAGAAAGGCCCCGCACATAGGTACGAAGCAGAAACCGGGCGAAAGCCTATCGTTGCAACGATGACGGAGGAATCGGAACAGCGTCAGTCGTCATGGCTGAAATATGGGTGCAATTCTTTCGATTCCAAACGTCCCATGTCAAAGCCTATGTCATTTTGGACCGAACAGGACGTTTTGCAATATCTGAAAATGACTGGAATTCCCTATGCCCCTGTTTACGGCGAAATCATTGAAGCTGACCCACAATTACAGCTTTTTGAAGAAGCAGGAGAAAGAAAACTGGTCACGACAGGTTGCGAAAGAACCGGGTGTATGTACTGTATGTTCGGAATTATGAGCGACAAAGAACCGAATCGCTTTCAACGCATGAAGCAGACCCACCCGCAACAATACAAATATTGCATCGGCGGAGGTCATTTTGAAAACGGTATTTTGAAGCCGGACAAGACGGGGTTAGGTATCGGAACGATACTTGATTACATCGGAAAACCATACTGAAAGGCGGTGACAGCATGAAACGTCAATTCTGCTTGCCCTGCTTCCTCGAAATCAAGAAAGCTGGGAAACACGATATTGAGCGCGTTCGCGGCGGCGTGAATATGAAAATCACCTGTTGGCGGTGCAAGCGCCGTCGTTTTGGGGCCGAATACGAGATTTCCCGGAAAGGCGGTGTGTCCCGTGACAACGGCTGATTTGAAGCGGGCGTTCATGGACGAACGCCCGGTACGGTACAACGGCATCACCTACCAGCGAGTAACAGCGGTGATTTACCGCAAGACCCCGGACAAAACCGGGTTGCTGGTACAAGGTGAACTGCTGGACAAGAACGGACGTGCCGTTATGATCGCGGCGGCGGAGCGAAACGACGTGGAGGAACCGCAATGAACCAAGA